TCACACTTCAGTGATGATGAGATCGAGCGTCTATCCACATTCATGGATTGTTTGCAGGAAACTGCATTACAGAATGGGATATGACTCAAGCACAAGTACGTGAGTTGCAAGTTACAGCCCTGAGTGATTATCACAAGGGGCTATTAACTAAGAGGCAGCTACTCAACATCATCCATCGATTGGATCGTATTAGCTTTGTTTCACCCTAATGAATTACACACTTAATTCTATGCAGCAGCATGTGTTAAACGAGGCATGTGCTGCGGAGATTCGTACTCAAGAACAGATGTTGTCTCTGTTATTAGCTGAAGCTATGCGTTTCTATTTTCTTGATCATGAAGCACCGCGAGGTAATCCTGATTCAACCAAGCTAGAAACCCAGTTAATTAATGACGCTAGAGCACAAGTATGACACAACCAAAGACAGATGATTGGTTAATCAAGAACGCTATCGGTTGTTGGTTACACCATTTCCCTGATCATCAATGGACTGACCGTATGAAGGAGTTAGTCAAGCATGACACATTCATCCCAACGACTAAAGTTCAAGGACGCAGACGTCCGGCGAAAAGAGCGAGGCAAACAAAAGCCTCAACAAAAGAGACAACGAAAGGCAGCACTACGCAGCCTAACTAATAAACTGTATTCACAATCACGCACAAGGACGTAACGCATTGCCACTATTAGGACGGACTAAGTATCAAGAATATGAGGTCACATTGGTTGACGGTGAGGAGCTATGGCTTGAGTATGTCTATGCTCCCGACTTAGAACATGCAGCATGGTCTGCATTAGAGTTGTCCAAGAACCGAGATGCACAACTTAAAAACGTAAAGCTTACTGATGACTGGTAAAAAGTATTTCCCTAATAATTGGCAGCGTTATAAGAACGCACCAGATAGTATGTTCTATCAACATACATTTGAAGAGATAATGAGTTTCAAAATTAACGGATGGGAGCTACATGACAACGTTGCATGCATCATCCGTGAACAAAACACCCGCACTGGAAAGGTCAAAGAACATGTCTATCAACTGCAGAAAGCAGCAACAAAGCGAGTCTCAAAACTCATGGATCAAGAGGACACGGAGTTCACCGTGTGCACACCAGAATCAATCTACTTCGTACATGACGGAGAGGATGACTGGATGGACTACATCGATGAGTAACAAGACAGAACAACGATTGCTGTCTTCCTTGATACATGAAGTTAGTATGCACCCATACAAAGATGAATTGCTCGACCTAATGGTTGAACAGATCAATGATTGGTAGACTGTATCCAACTAAACTGTTGAGGTCATGGGTCGGGTTGCTGTTGTCATGTCTGACAGATGTCACCGAGTGTTAAAGCAGTACGCTGCTTATATGGGTACAACCATGTCTGAGTGTATGCTTCAAACGATGCGTGCACATTTGCACACAGTTGCAAAAACAAATGAACAAGTGCGAAGTATGATTCTCGCTCAAGGCATTGAGTTGGATGACGTTTAGTATTTGTACTTATTCGCGATGACCCTATCGATTTCCACTTCTCGATTGACGCCCAATCCTTTTGGGACATCTGGCGAAATGGTACTGGTGTATCATTCCACATGGGTAAGCTTCGGTTAGACTTGTGCCGTACACCAAGGTCTAACCGTGGATCCACTCAGGCGAGCGATCACGAACGACGACATGATCCCCCTCCTTGAGGTCATGCAGAAGTTCAGGGTCATGGACGCTGAGATGCCTGCGCAGTTGTTAGCTACTTTCCTGTACATCGCATCCCATGACGGCTGTCATACGGGTGCATTGCAAGAAGACCTAGAGCTGACTGCTGCTAGCTCATCACGTAACACTGATTGGCTCTCGAATCGACATCGCACCAACCCGGCACGCGGTTTGAACTTGATCACCAAGGAGGTTGACCCATCCAATAGAAGACGACATGTCCTAAAGCTCACAGCACAAGGACGCCTTTTAGTTAAAGAACTATCCACTATTCTAAATGGCTAATCCACTCACCTGGGGCGAAGCCCTGGATTACACAATTGAACATCAATGGCATCGTAAGGCTGGCTTGAAAACCAACCTAATTAATACTGGTCACTTCACTGCTTTTGCTGGTCGCTCCTTTCCTGTTGAACACATTAATCAAGCACAGATTGATTTGTTTAAGCAGGATCTGCAAGACGAGCGTTATGTCAGTGATGCTACTGTCAATCGGTGTGTCACTGCCATAGCAACAGCAATCAACTGCTGTGCCTTGCGGGGGATGTGCAACAAGGCCCCCAAATTCGTCAAGTACGACGAGGGTGACATCAAGATGGATTGGTTCACGCAAGAGGAGGTTGACCGAATGGCTGCGGCTGCGGTTGATCCCTACATGCGGCCAGAGATTGGTGATGCCATCCTCACAGCTGCCTACACAGGCATGCGACAGGGCGAGTTACTTAAGCTCAGGGCAATGGACATTGATCTTGACGCTAAGAACCCACGCTTCCATATCGGTGGTGTCCCACACCTGAAGACCAAGGCCAAGAATTACAGGACGGTGCCGATCCATCCAAGGCTCATGGACATGCTCCATAAGCGCCTGGAATACGCCGGACCATCGGTCAGGGTGTTTGATGACGTCGGCAACAAGGACCAGCTACTGAGAGCCTTCAAGAAGGTCAGGAAGTGGGCAAATGCACCGGAGTATCGATGGCATGACTTGCGTCACAGTTTCGGTACATGGCACGCCATTGGCGGCACACCGATGCGCACCTTGATGGCGATGATGGGACACAAGACCATTGAGATGACCCTGCGCTATGCCAAGCACACAGATAGCGCTGCTATCGCTGCAATGGGCAACATCTAGCGTGACTAACGGTCGATCTGATAGGCTCTTTCAGTTCCGAGGCGAGGGATTCTCATTTGAGTCTCATCGCTGGGATCCACACGCGGATGTGGCGGAATTGGTAGACGCGCTAGTTTCAGGTTCTAGCGTAACTACATTCCATTAGTGCAAAGGTCGGGGTCCGCGCCTCGACCTTCCTTTCACAATCACGGTTCCACTTAGGTAAGGAACTAACAGCACACACTAACGCGGATTCTTATTGCCAACACCAGCACAGATTGATGAACAAATAAAGCTTGAACGAGAGCAAATACGCCAAGGTCTCAAGCTTTTACATGACAACACTAAGAAACTAGAAGACAAGAGTTATGCCAGTGCTTCTATCTATGGAGTTGTATCTATTGATCAACTTCTACCTCTTGTAGTTAAGCGTATTCAAGATTCACGCGCTCGCATTAGACAAGGAAGTGCGGGAGTTGCATTCGCTGAAATCAAAAGATATTTACAAGATTTAGAGCCAGAAGTTGCTGCTACAATTTCACTGAAAGTAGCCTTTGATAAAGTATTCAGTACAACACCTGGTGCTAATACAGTCACCAAGGTTGTTGAAGCTATTGGCAAGGCTATTGAGAATGAGTGCATGATGCGTTTCTATGAACGTAACGTGCCAGGCCTGTTCAAAGTTATCAAGGATAATTACTGGCATCGATCAAGTGGTACACAACAAAAGGTCAGGAATATCATCACACTGATGAATCGATATGACATCGATCATTGGAAGTGTTGGGGTTCAGTCAACAACGTCAAGCTAGGTGGTTGGTTGCTTGATTGTATCTGCGAAGAAAGTGGTTACTTTGAAAAGTACATCGAGTACAAAGGGCGACGGCGCAAGACGCATGTTGTTCCTACAGCTACTTTCTTTGAGAACAAGGACAGGATTATGTCTGAGGCTGAGATGTTCAGCCCATTAGCTTGGCCGATGCTGATTGAACCCAATGATTGGACAACTGATGGGAAGCATGGTGGCTACTTATTGAATGAAGTCATGCGAGGTCATGACATGGTGCGGCGGGGAAACCCGACATCTATACAGGGAGAAAACCCTGTCGCATTTCTGAATCGCATTCAGAAGGTTGCCTACACACTTAACCCGTTTATCGTTACCGTCGCTGAGACGTTAATGGAAAGGCAAATAGAAGTAGGTAAATTCATCCCCATTGTTGAGATACCTTTACCACCTAAACCTCCTGACATCGCTGAGAACTCAGTTGCCAGAAAGGATTACAGACGACGCGCTGCTGAGGTATGCAACATCAATGCACAAGCATTCAAAAAATCATGCCGAACACGGATGACCATGAATGCGGTAGAAAAGTTCAAGAATAAGGATAAATTCTTTATTCCTTGGTCATTTGATTATCGGGGTAGGGCTTATCCTATCCCGGCTTTTCTCACACCACAAGACACTGACTTTGGTAAATCATTACTAAAGTTTTATGAGTCGTCATTCATAACACCTGATGCTGAACAATGGCTAGCATTTCAAGTCGCAACAACATATGGACTTGATAAAGCTACAATGGAAGAACGTCAGGAATGGGTGCATAATAATCAAGACTTAATTACACGTATTGCAGAAGACCCAATTACATACAGACCTGACTGGGAAACAGCCTCTGAACCATGGACTTTCCTTAGTGCCTGTGATGAATACTATCATTGCATCATCAAGTGCGATCGTCATCACACTTCTTTGCCTGTTGCCGTGGATGCTACATGCAGTGGGCTACAGATACTTGCCGGATTGGCAAGAGATGCAAGCACAGCAAAGTTAGTTAATGTTGTCCCTAGTGAAAAACCACAGGATGCTTACAAAGTTATAGCTGAACAAGCAAAACCCAATGTTCCTGTGCATTTACAACAACACATGGATAGGAAGACAACAAAAAGAACAGTGATGACTGTTCCTTATAACGCTAAACCTTTCTCTAATCGTGGTTATATCCGTGATGCATTGAAGGAGAAAGGTGTTGAGGTCGATAAGGATGACCTCACTGCTGTTGTCAAGGCTGTTCGAGATGCAATGGATGTCATCGTTCCTGGCCCAATGCAAGTGATGAAGTGGATTGAAAAGGAGGTAAGTAATGCTATTGATCGTGGATTAAAACAACTCACATGGGAGACACCATCAGGTTTTGTGGTCACACAAAAGCTAATGAAGAAAAACACACAACGTGTTGAGCTTCAATTACTTGGTAGCTGTAGGATTACAGTCTCCAATGGTGACACTGATCAAGTTGACAAGAACCACCATAAGAATGCAACAGCACCTAACCTTATCCATTCACTTGACGCTAGTTTACTTCATTTAGCTGCAATTAGTTTCGATGCACCAATAGCAGTCATTCATGACTCTGTCTTGTGCAGAGCAACGGACATGCCTTGCTTATGGGTACTTGTCCGAAAGATTTACATGCACCTATTTGCGGAGCATGATTACTTAACGGATTGGGCGCAACAAATTGGCGCTGAATCTGAACCACCGATTATTGACTCACTTGAACCTGAGTCAGTAATTGATTCTAAATACTTTTTTTGTTAATGGCACGAACCACCTTTATTACACCTGAAGCTGTCACCCTTGAAGGGTTTCAAGCTATCCTCCAACCAACCAAGTTTGGTTATGCATTGTCTGCCATCTTTGATGAAGACATGATTGGTAAACTTGAGCAAGACAGGACTGAATCACTTAAGTGGGCTCAGTCTAAGCTCAAGAACCCAAAACGATCAGTTCTTAAGCCTGAACCTTGGGAAGAGGTAGCAGAAAACAAGTACAAAGCAAAGTTTTCATGGAATGATGAGAACAGGCCACCAGTTGTAGATACTGAAGGCACACATATTACCGATGAGCGTACACCTTTGTACAGTGGGAGTAAAGTGAAGCTTGCTTTCTACCAAAAGCCTTATATTCTTAAGGATCAAACAACCTATGGTACTTCCCTAAAGCTGGTAGGTATTCAGGTGGTTGCTGCTAGTGGATCTGCTGGTGTTGATACCGGAGATCTAAATGCAGATGATGTTGCGGAGATGTTTGGTAAGACAGATGGATTCAAAGTTAGTGATCCAAATGTTCAACCGAGTGACGACACAGATGACTTCTGATGGGGTTTCGATCGGGCTTAGAGAAGAAGGTAGCTGGCCTTCTTCTTGATCTCGGTGTCACCTATGAATACGAAAGCACAAAGATACCTTATGTAATTAAACATAACTACACACCAGATTTCATTCTTCCGAATGGTATCTGGCTTGAATGCAAAGGATATTGGGATGCTGCTGATCGGCGTAAGGTTAAGGCTGTTAAAGAACAGAACCCTGAAATCGATTTACGCATGGTCTTTCAGGCACCGTATAACACTATCAGTAAAAAATCAAAGACAACATATGCGCAATATTGCGAAAAGTTAGGGATACCGTGGACCTCATATGTCAACATCCCACTTAAATGGCTCACAGAGTGAGTTCGTAAGGCACGAACCTTGTACTGAATGTGGTTCGTCTGATGGCAATAGTTTGTACTCAGACGGCCACACTTTTTGTTTTGTATGTCACACCTGGAAAGGTGGAGACGGCAAGATTCACAATCACCAATCCACTAATGCAAGAAAAAATTACATGGAGGCCAGAGGAGTACCAAGACGACTTTCTCGACGAGGAATTAGCGAGAGAGTCTGCGAGGAATATGGCATCACCACTGACGGAGAACTCTTATGCTTCCATTATCGAGACAGCACTGGACGTCTTATTGGAATAAAAACTAAATCTAAGGATAAACAATTTCGATATGAAGGAGAATCGGATGGCCGGTTCTTCGGTCAACACCTATTCCGACATGCAGGCAAGAGAGTCGTCATTACGGAGGGTGAGATTGATGCTGCTACGTGTAGAGAGGCGCTCCCGACGTGGGAGATGGTATCCCTGCCATATGGCGCGGCGTCAGCAAAGAAATCAATTCAACAAAATTATGAATGGTTGGAGAACTGGGAGGAAATATGCCTGTTCTTCGACAATGACGATGCAGGCCGTCAGGCAACGCAGGAGGCAGCTGCAGTGCTGCCACCTGGCAAGGTCACGATCGCTGACCTCAAGGGCTATAAGGACGCCTCTGAGGCGGCACAAGACAGCAATTTTGAGGCGATTCGAGAGGCTATTTGGAATGCTAAGCCGTACAGACCTGACGGGATTGTCGATGGAAAGTCTTTGCTTTCACTTGTAATTGAACCACAACAAGATTACATCCATGAATATCCATACAGTGGATTACAAGAGAAGCTACACGGGATCAGGCGAGGAGAACTTGTCACGATTACTAGTGGCTCTGGTCAAGGAAAGTCATCAGTCTGTCGTGAACTTGCAACTCACCTCCTCTGTAAAGGGGAACGGGTTGGGTACGTGGCACTTGAGGAGTCAAATAGAAGAACAGCATTAGGACTTATGTCCGCTGCTAGTGGTAAACAATTTCACATAGGAACTCATGAACGATCTGATCTCACCCAAGCATATCAAAACACTCTTGCTAACTGGAATCTCTTTCTTTTCGATGGCTTTGGTAGCTTCGATCCTGACAACATACTCAGCAAGATTAGATACCTTGCTGCTGGACTTGACTGCCGGGTTGTATTTCTAGATCACCTATCCATTCTTCTCAGTGGTCTTGATGGAGACGAACGCAAAATGATAGATAACACCATGACTAAGCTCAGATCATTGTGCGAGGAAACTGGTATTTCTATGTTTTTGGTATCACATTTACGGAGACCGCAAGGAGACAAAGGACACGAAGATGGAGCAAAAGTATCACTTGGACAGCTGCGAGGAAGCCACTCAATTAGTCAACTTTCTGACGCAGTTATTGGACTCGAACGAGATCAGCAGAGCGGACCTGAACACGCTGATACAACAGTGCGAATCCTTAAAAATCGCTACTCAGGCGAAACTGGTATCGCGTGTGTACTGAATTACGACAAAGAAAAGTGCAAGTTTAATGAAACAAAGACCTTCGATGCAACAACAGATTTTTGAATCACCGCATCAACAAGCAATTCTTTGGAATCCTGGCGGTTTGATTACTAATGCAGAACAAGAAAAACTAAAGAAACCAAATCCACCTACCGCTGAAATGGTAGAGAAAGCACAATTTATCGATAAAACTTACATCTGGAAACATGCTGGTGTTCGACCTGGAGACGAACGGACTTCTGAATGATGTTACCCGTATCCACTGTCTTGTTATCTATGACAGTGAGACTGACCAAACAATGGTTTACAACGACGAAGGTTCTGAAGAACCCATTGTTCGTGGGATTCAAAACCTTGAGACTGCGGATGTCATTGTCGGACATAACGTCATCGGCTATGACATCCCAGTTATCAAAAAAATCCATTCTTGGTTTACACCAACCGCCTTGGTCATTGACACCTTACTTTTGTCGCGGTTATATCACCCGGACATGATGGCGATTGACAAAAGAAGGAACATCAAACATATGCCTAGTCAACTCTATGCAAGACATAGTCTTGAATCATGGGGTTACAGACTCGGTGAATACAAAGGAGAGTTCGGTAAAACTGCTGACTGGAAAGAATGGTCAGAAGAAATGCAGGAGTACTGCAAACAAGACGTCAACGTTACTAGACAATTATGCGACCACTTCCACCCCTACCTGAGTGGGTTGCGTTAGAGCACAAGGTTGCTCAGATACTTACAGAGCAAGAACAACATGGATGGTATTTCGATGAGCGATCTGCATGGAAACTTGCATCGTCTCTCACACAAGAACTTCAAGATCTTGAAAAAATACTTCGGCAACGCCACCCTGACGTCGCAGGAAGTGAGTTCACTCCAAAGCGAGATAACAAGACTAGCGGCTACATCAAAGGAGCAGCCTTCACACGCCTCAAAGAACTAAACCCAACATCACGGGATCATATTTCATGGATATTGCAGCAATACTATGGCTGGAAGCCGACGCAGATGACAGCTACTGGGAAGCCTATCGTAGACGAAGTTATTCTGACCGAGATTGGATCAGAGATTTCTATGATGTTTGCGAGATGTTTGACGGTAACGAAAATGCTTGGGATGCTCTCGAACGGCGTGAACGCATGGCTGAAGCTAGTTACGAAACATAATCGCATACATCACCATTGTTCTATAGCAACATCCACACATCGATGCGCCCACAGACGTCCAAATTTGTCCCAAACCCCAAGTGATAATGAATTTAGAAAGTTATTCCAGGCATCCCCTGGTCAAGTTATGGTGGGTGCCGATCTTAGTGGCATCGAGCTTAGGATGCTCGCCCACTACCTTGGAAAACATAGCCCCGAGTTTGGAGATACCCTCCTCAATGGAGACATCCATCAAGTCAACGCTGATCGAGTTGGAGTCAGTAGAAGAGCAATTAAAACAATTACCTACGCATGGTGCTATGGAGCAGGTGATGAAAAAATAGGTCATAGTTTTGACCCACAACTATCATCAGCTCAAGCTAAAAAGAAAGGTAAGGAAATCAGAGCAGCATTTGTGAAAGCAATTCCAGGTATGTCTCAACTTCTAGTTGATATTGCTGCTGCTGCTAAACGTGGATACGTGAAAGCAATCGACGGTAGGAAGATCATCCTAGAAAGCCCTCACAAGGCATTGAACTACCTTCTTCAGTCATCTGCCGGTGTGATTTCCCGCAGATGGATGTTAATCAATCAAGAGACAATACAAGAGACTAATCTTTGTTGTTCTCAACTAGCCTACATTCATGACGAATTACAATTCGAGTGTGAGCCAAAACACTCAAAAGATTTGGCAACATCCCTGGTATATAGCGCTGCAGCGGCTGGCGAATACTACAACATGCGACTCCCAATCGCAGCAGAAGCGAAAATCGGAAACAACTGGGCGGAGGTACACTGAATGAAGTTATTGGTAGACGCAGACTTCATTGTCTATAAGTCTTGCGCTGCCGCTGAAACAGAAATTGACTGGGGTGATGATGTCATCCTAGTAACCAGTAAATTTAGCGATGCGTACAAAAATGTTCAAAAAGAACTAAATAGAATAAAGAGCCAGTTTATGTGGGACACACCTGAACTGATGTTGTTTTTCAGTGACTCAAAAAATTTCAGGAAGAAAATTTATCCTGATTACAAGGGACATCGAAACAGGAAAAAGCCCTGTGGATATAGACGAGTTATTGAAAACCTAAAAGATGAATACGACGTTGTCATGTTGCCAGAACTAGAAGCAGATGATGCCATGGGTATTTATGCAACAGCTAACCCTGGAAACATTATTGTTAGTCCTGATAAAGACATGCGTCAGATACCTGGACGTTTGTACAACTTAGATGAAACGTTCACAATCACGCCTCAAGACGGTGCAAGATGGCATCTTATTCAAACGCTAGCTGGTGACCAAACAGATGGTTACAGTGGTGTTCCGGGAATAGGTGTTAAAAAAGCTGTGGCATTGTTTGAAGACAAGGGCTACAGCTGGGAAACTGTCGTTGACGCATTTAAGAGTAAGGATCTTACAGAAGAGGATGCCTTATTGAATGCAAGGCTTGCTCGAATCCTTACTAATAATGATTATGACACTTCCAATAAACGA